TCCATAGGTTTTGTGGGTTATCGGTGGCAGTGAAATTGGATACAAGAAAATCTACGACTTCCTTATCACTATATTTACGCGAAGTTTTTTCAAACCAATACTTATCCTTCCTCTTATTAAAAGAGGTTACACTTGCACGGGTCTTAGCACCGTACTTGAAAAAATCATATTTTGGATTAGTAAAATGATTTTTCAGTGAAAGATAATGTTGGTAGGTTTCAAAGGGACTCACTTTCAGCATCGACTAATTCAAGATCTTCAATACAATCAACTGTAACTTCATGTTCGGCAATACGATACCAGTGCTTATGTACACCAAGAGTATCCTGGTAAAAACCAAGATACTCTAAGTCATCACATTTATTTTCACGCAACCATGCTTGTAGGCGATGGTGCATCAATTCATCACGGGAAATCATAGTGGCAGTTTTGCCCTAGAAGTACGCTTCATAAAGTTGAGACGTGTTGCATCCCACTTAAGACGCTCTTTCAAAGGTTTTGAAATGAGCTTCGTTACTGATTCTACCTCAAGACCATTAATTTCGCAATAGTGACAGATTGCATCAATGTAGTTAAAGTTTTCTTCTGCTACAATCTTTTCAATCTCAAGAGCAAACTTCGAAGGTGTTAAAAATTTATTTTCGATAGCTTGTTCTAGTTCTTTATTCGGTTCCATAGAGCTCCAGTTTATCTCTAACAAACTTTCCAATGTACTCGGTAAGCAGTTTGATGTATTTTGATTTGTCTCGTTCTTCATAGACGACGCATTCTCCATTTTCACAAGCCATGATAATTACAAGTTTTTTGACTGAGATTCCAGTCAGTTCGTACAGCATACAACCATATGCCATGCACTGTACAAAATAGTGTTCGATCCACTCTCGTGGTTTTGGTTTTTTAGAAGTCTTAAAGTCAATTATCGCTAACTCACCGTCATATTCTGCAATGCAATCGACGGTTCCAGCAATCCCCAACACTTTACTATATAGGGACCCTTCAAGGGCGTAGATATTATTTATGCGATTTAGATCTCGTTTTGCAATCTTAAAAAGAAAATCAGATATTGGTTGCACTTTTGGAAGTTCATCATTCATGAGATGATGTTCTACCAGAGTGTGCATATCCGTACCACGACTTGTTGCTGCCTTGGTGATGCGGTCTGCCTCTTCATCACCAACCTTCTTACGCCATTTGACAAAGATTTCTTTGTTAAAATGGCTGGTAACCGAAGTAATTGAAACCAGTCTTAACAGTTCTTCTTCGTCTGGTACTGAATAATAACGAACACCATCTATAGTCTCCCTTTGAAGTTGTGGGAGATCAATGTTTATATGATTAAAACTCATGCCAAACTACTGCGTTCCTCGGATAATAATTTTGATTAGGTTCTTTAATGAAATAATACAATGCTAAAGAATATCTGTCAATGTTTGATGGTGTCTGTAAAGGATGTGGATGACCATGAATAGAATTATCGGATAAAGTAAAGATAACTGCTCTGTTCATCAGAGGAGCAATCTTTTGTTCTAATTTCTTCTCTTCATGATTCCACAACTCAAGATGACCTCCCCACTGATCTAACCATTGTGGATTGAGATATAAAAGGAGATTCAGGACTCGGAAGTTTCCAGTTGCACTGTGGAGGTTGTAATCCACATGTAGTGATAACTTTCCACCTGTTTGAATTCTGTGACATCCTGCACCAAACATGTCTGGGTCTGGAAGAAGATCCTTGATGCCAGTTAGGTCACTTAAAAACTTTGTGAATCTAGGAGTGTTTAAATGTTGTAGAACAGTGTATACAGTTGGTGACTGCAAAAATAAATTATCTACACTGTTTGCATTATAGGGGGTGAAGAACTTATTAACTTGATGAGCAGACATGTACTCATTTGTTGATGCTTCACACCCCCAATCTTGATGATTTTTTAATTCTGAGAAACATTTTAAGGCACATTCAGAGTCAAGGAAATTATCAATTACAATGTTAGGAAAAGGTCTTGACTTTGAATATGTGTGTGATAGTTTTTTCCCCAAGTCATAATCATCAAATATTTTCATATTTAAAAACCAGCTTCCATTTTAGCAACAATGTACTCCTTAACAAGACCAGAACGGACAATATCATCAACATCAAATTCAATTAAATCAAAAGATGGCATTGCTCGTAGAATCTTCATAAAATCAATAATACCGTTACGCTCATTTGTTTTTTGCAAGTCAGACTGTGTAGCATCACCGCAGAAACAAATTTTCGTATTTTCACCAACACGTGTAATTATACTATCTAATTCATGAAAATTCAAGTTTTGGAATTCATCAACAATTACGATAGCATTATCAAGAGTAGTGCCACGAAGGAACGAAGTAGACCAGAACTTGATAGTTTCTTGAGACTTGAGATTGCCATACAGCATCTCAAAGTCTGCATCAGAAGGCATCTGGAACATATACTTCACCATATTCTTATATGGGATTTGGTAGATGTCTGCCTTGTCATCATGGTCTCCAGGGAGAAAACCAATCTCACGAGTTGCTACAAGAGAACGAACAAGATAAACTCTTTCGTATGGAGTTTTTTCATCTAGAACATCACATAATGCATTGTAAAGTGTGATGAAAGTTTTACCTGTTCCAGCACACCCATATGCGACAAGATGTTTACCCTCAGAATATGATTCAAATAGACGTTTTTGATTTTCCGTAAGCGGTTCAACGTCCACCAAGTACTCTGAACTCAGAGGTTTTCTCCTCTTCATCTGCTTTGCCGTGAGTCCAACCCCGATTGGTTGCTCTGCAGATGCTCTTTTTCTTCTTGCCATAGTTGATTAGATTTTTTTGACTATTGACCCAGGCATTTTCTGGGCACGACTCAACACTTCATTCCAACCAGGATTTTTGGAAATTAGTTTATTCTTCCATTCTCCGACTTCTCCTGGACTTGCACATCCCTGACTCCAGTCTTTATCCCAATCTGGATTGTCCTTTCTCCACTGCTCATAATTTGCAATGGTCATGCAAAGTTCTTGTGTTTCACCAGTCTTAAGATTGACTACTGGATATATCGGCATTGTTATAAATTCAAGATAATTTATTTAGACCCACTCAAGGGCTTCTGCTACTGCAGGGAACTGTTCTTTGAAGACATCTTTACATGCAAGTGCAATGTCCATGTGCTCTTTTTGAGTTCCGTTTTTTTCTCTAAGTTGAATGTAATGAATCCAACTACGGCAGGAACCACTCATATAGATGCGTGTAGGGGTCGCCAGAGGCAGTACAAACCTTGCACACTCCTTTGCCACATCATGCTTCAGAAGTTCCTTGTAGAGGCGCATAGACTCCGCAAAATGCTCTTGAATCTTGCCCTGCAATTGCAGTTTCTCATATTCACCAATGTCATCAATCGAGTTCTGACGATTCTTGGTATCTTGACGCCTCAGTTCTGGAACAGGGATGTAATCACTCAGAAGTGAAGAATCAGCATAACGCTGAGAAAATTCTTGATATGTGAAACTACGATGTCGAAGAATTTGAGCTGCGATACCACGGGTAGTCTCAATCTCCAGAGTCATAAAACTCTGTTCAAATACAGACCAATGATTGTGTTTGATGCAATATGCAAGGAGTTTTGCATAGTTGGGATTTTCTTGATTGCTTGGATTGGAGACACGGGCAACATATGCCATTGTCTGTTCAGCATCAGGAGTAACCGATACAAGTTTTACGCTCATTTCTTACCAAATCCTTTTTTCTCAATTGACTCTATGTCTGCAAGTTGCTTTCTTAGTTCTCGCAGTTGATTTTTCATCTCTCTAATCTTTTCACTAGTGTAGAGATGATCCTGTTCTACCAAACGCTCTAAAAGTTTGATGAGCTTTTTAGATCTACTAACCATTAGTCTGGGTATCCATCGTCGTCATCGAAGATTTCATCGTAATCATGTAATGTTGGATCTTTGTATTCCAAATAACTCTGAGTATCGGAATACACTTCTGCTTTGAGAGAATCAACCAACAGTTCAAGATTACGGACGATGAGTTTTAGTTTGTCTTTGTCCATAAGATACTATTCTCTCCGACCATTATACACAAAAAAAGAGGGAGAGTCAATCTCCCTCAAACTTTAGTAGTTTATCAAACCATTCGTCCAGATGGACTAGGTAACATGACCAATAGTTGCAACCCCTATAAGTTAATTGATAACAGGCAGGTGGTCTGTTATCTTTATCCATATCATCATGATGATAT